CTGAACTTACAAGTAATTTTACTCGGTTTGTAGCGGTATTCAGCGAATCTCTCTTGATAACCGAAAACGTCGTCCTCAGTGCCTGCGGTAATAGTAGAACCGTCAATGTATATCTCTTTGTTAAGTACTGCCTGTTCACCCAAATGCGCTAAGGTAGGCCAGTAGAAATCGTAGCGAGTTTGACGGGTCCACATTCTATCAAGGCCCTCCTGATAAGTGATATCTGCTCTAACGTTAACCAATCCTATAACAATGCAGTGCTCAACAAAACTTTTAACGAATCCGTGTCCTTTGAAAGCTGCTACTCCCATGGCGCCCAGGACGCCAGGCGAAGTGTCTGTCCGTGCAACGGCTGAGACGTTGACTGGCGTTGATCCTCCACCTAAATATTCAGGGCGTTGGAGTCTTGCATCGTCTGAAGTAACTCCGAAATGACTTTTTACTATTTCGGTATACCTTGTTCCAGATCGAGCATCCTTCTCTAATAGTCTTTGTACCTGAATAGCCTGTCTTAGTTCATTGACAGTAGATGACGTGGCAGAAGACAAATCTGCCCTTATGTTTGGATAACCAGAATTATTAGGATCTTCTTCCACTCTAAACATATCTGCAGTAGCAGTATTATCTATCAAAGATGATTGTGCGTAGGTTGTAGTACCTGATCCACCTGTTTCATAAGCAGAATCATCCGACCTGGGGAAACTCTGATTAATTTTTCCTATACCAGTAACTGGAGCATTATCACCAAGAGGAATTGTAACTTCGTTTCCTTTTTGTTCCCAAGGTCTTGCCGTAGTAAAATAATCTTTTTGCCATGATACTTTATTAAGGGAACTTGATGTTGATGTATCTTGTCCTGAAGTGGTATCAACTGTTAATTCAGTGATAAGATCTTGATCCCTATAATGTTCATTATAGATTTTTGCATAAACTCTGAAGGGCAATGCACTATATTCAAGGTTAGGAGAATAAGCATTAGCTGGAGGCACACCTAAACAATCAGCAAGTGAACCTTCAGAAACCGAAGAAGATGAAATATAAGGGTGTTCTGGCACAGATGTACCATCTGATCCACCAGTTATAAAGTCTTCCCAGTCATCCCAAATTAATCTATTTGGCACAAACCAATGATGAATTCTAACTTGTACAGGGTGCATGACAGGGGAAAGTAAAGGGGATACTCTAATCAAAGCAGATGAAGACTGCTGAATAGTATCACCTGGTAATGCTTCATACCATGTTAATGGGATTAAATTTCCCATATCCATTGTAATTAATTTGTAATTAGACAAACTAAATTTATTTCTTTTCATAAAATTTTCCTTGGTTTATAGATTTTTGATTTTTTTTCTATAGCTTTTCTTTTTGGACCTTCCTCTTCAACAATATTCCAGTAGTAATGCTCTTTATGATTTATGTGCCTTTCAAAAAATTCATTTTGATATTCGAAAAGCCTTTGCTTAAAGACTTCTTCAGGAGTTTCCAAAATTTCAGCTAATTTCTGAGTTAAGTAACGCCCCAGGGGTAGTTGATGTTTTCCATGCTGGAATTTATCTAAAATATCATTTTGATTCCAATGCGGATTGTTTTTTAATTCTTCACCGATTTGTTTAATTGCTCCAAATCCGAGACCTCCATTTTTCTGGGATGATAAAGCAAATTCCGGAGTTTTTCCTTCAAGTCTGGGATCGTTTGGATTTGTGAGTTTTTTAATAACATACCCAGTAACATATCTTGCCGAGTCTTTTGTAAGGTCTCCGGTGTGTGTGAATCCGTAATGCCAACATTCATCCATAACTTGTGAATCCAACATGCCAAGGCCAAACAAACATAAATGATAGTGAGGGCGACTGGTATTATCACCGTACTCGCCAACAGCATAATATCTGAGTTTACGAGGCTCAATTTTCCTCCTTAATCTTTTTAAATATTTTTGAATATGTTTTTTTTTTAAATGGGGTGGATCAGGTAAATAATCATCATCATAAGTTAAAGTAATAAATGAACTATCACCATGAACTCTTTGTTCTAACAATAATCTATGTACCCATACACGGGCCTTATTAATTTTACAAGGAAGGCAACGACCACACGGAAATGGAGTCGCTGCCAATCTTTCTTCCTCGGTCATTTTTACCCACCAACGAGTATTGCCGTGAGGATCGCGCATAAAAGGATGCTTACATAACATGAGAGCCGCCTCACTTTCACATTCTCCTGCCGATGCGAGATCTATAAAAACTTTTTCTCCTCCGTCTGCCGAATCTTCTCCTACTTCTAAAACCTCTCCTGCGCCTGAAACGTGCCATAAGTACCTCCTTACATAATAAGTTAATGCAACCATTTTTAGTTGCATTTTTTCAACGATTTAACCTTTTAATAGCATTTGGTTTAACCATCCATTGACCATAATATTTACTGTAATAAATATCATTACTTTTTAATCCAAGTTCTCGTGAGATGAAAGATTTGAAACGGCGTTTTTCAGCACGATATGAAGGATTAGCCACAATTGTATCCATCCAAGATCTAAACGTATGACGGATATTATCATGCACAGAATTACCAATATATTTAATCCACGAAGGAAAATCATTTTCTAAAGCTTCCTCCATTGCTTTTCCAACTGTAAAACTTATCCTACCTTTTTGATCTATCACCATTTTATGAAAAGGTCTAACGCTTTTTTCAACGCCAAGGGATCCAGATAAAACTTGTTCGGCTGGGATTTGATTTACACCAGTTTGTCCAGGTATTATTCCGGCAGAGCCGGCAGCGGGCATTGAAGGAGAATTTAAGAGATCTCTCTGTAGCCTGGCCTCTTCAAGGCCCATGATCCCAAGCTCTTTTCTGGATTTTTGTTCATCTAACCAACGCATTTGAATAGCGTGATCACGTTCTTCTTTTGTTTTTTGAGAATTTATAGACCTGCTAATGTCTTGACCAATTCGACCCATACCGAGATCGCCATAGTTTTGTCCAACGTGAGTAGGCTTATAACTAATTGTATTAGCACCGAGAGCAGCCAGAGGATGAATGCCAGCTTTCTTAGCGTCCTCAACTTTCCACCTAATTCCCTGTTGAGCAAATTGCTTTTGCATTGCGATATTTTTTTTAGCAGCTCTTTCATTTGAATCTCCGGTGATTTTAGCACCTAATAAACTTCCAATAGCTGATATTCCAGCGCCGACTGCAGCTGCTTGCCATGCCATGATTACCTCCTAACATTTAATTTTTGAAAATTCTGACATACGCCTTACAGGCGAAACTCTTTTGCCTCTACCGACTTTATTTTTTACGAATAGAGCCTTTCTTCTTCTTTTTCGTCTAATACACACAGTGACTCGACGAGGATCGGCAAAGCCAATTCTGAAGCGAGTTTTATCAGTAAACGCTCTTTGTTGCTCAGGTTCGGAGAGTCTATAAGAGACTCTATTACCTGATGTAGTATAAGCTTGAGGGACGATCTCAAACTTGAAAGCTCTTCCGTCGTCATACAAACGATTTGTTGCATATCGCTTTCTCCTTTTTTTGATCAATGAAGGTTTAATTATTCGTCTCAACAATCTGGAAGATTTGGTGTTATCATTGGTAACACGTTGAGCCTTTTTTCTTGTTTTTTTTCTCATTGATCTTACCTTTTTTTTGTTTTTTGGTGTCAGTTAGCATAGTACACATCAAGTAGAGTGTACTATGCTTGTTCCTAAATACCGCAAAGCGGGTTTCTATTACGCTTATCATCCGGAAATTTTTTTAAAGGACAAAAAAATTTGTCCTCAGAACGCTCCACCGATATTGTGATTATCTGCATCACATTCTTATTCCTTAGATGATTCATCTTTCGGTTGCGCAGCCGGATCAGAAAAAGATCCGTCTGGCTCCACCTCTGTATCATCTTTTTCATCAGTTTCTGTTTCATCTGAAGGGGGTTTTTCTTCCTTCATTACTGGAATCTCTTCATCCAATACCTGATATATTGTATTGGGGTCAGGACTGTCAAAAGGATCTTCCACATCAAAATCCTGTGATTCTTCAAAAGTCTCATGGCCTTGTTCGTGAGCTTGCCGAGAAATGTTTGACCTTAATACTCTCTGAATTTGCTCTTGAAGTGAGGGTGGTCTATGAATCTCAGAAGCAATAAATAAAGGTTTCGGATTATTAACTTCTTTTCCTTCCGGATTAAGATAGCCGGAACCTAATTCACATAATTCATCATATGTATCTTTAGAAATTTTCAATTTAAGCCTCCTTAAAATGTTTTTGGTACCGCACGATGAGTTAGCATCCTGCGTGCCTGTATTGAATGATTAGCAAGTATGTATAAAGCATCTGTGTCGCTACTTGCATTAACACGTTTAGTTGGGGTTGCATCAGTAAATGATTGATTGAGGGCAATATCGCCTGCAAACTCTCTTCCATAATGCCAGTTATTTAGAGTTGATCTAAATTCACCAGATATCGAACTTGATTTAGACCTATATTCATCATAGCGAGCCTGATAGCCGAACACATCATCAAGAGAAGAGTGGTTGCTCTGTACCTCTCTGTTTGGTATTTCCTGTTCGCCCAAGTGCTGAAGTTCACGTTGAAAATAATCTTCCTTGACCAACCTGTTAAAGCCTCTGTCAAGGGCAGTTGTATAAATAGATTTTGGAACAACCGACATTAAAGACATAACAATACCATGTTCCTCAAAGAATCGCCGGTATCTATTAGTACGCATTGCAGAAATACCATGTCCTTTCATGTCTCCCGTATTGGATCCGTCTGTGGATAGTACTTCAGAAAATTGGATGACCTGGCGACCACCGCCAAGGTATTCAGGAGAAGATAGTCTTCCATCTGAGGATCTCACACCCAGATAACGGAGATACTCAACATAACGGCTTCCATATCTTGCTCTTGCTTCCTGATAACGTTGAATTGAAAGAGCCAATCTTAAATCATTGATAGCGATACCTGTAGCTTGAGCAAGATCAGCATATGCTTTTGGATCTCCGTTGGAATTAGAATCATATAAGGATTCTCTTAGCTGTGTCCGATAAGAAGCAGTACCGGCTGTTTGCCAGTCGTTTCCATCATAATCAGTATATGAAGCAGCTGCGGACTGGTCTCCTGGACTATCGACATATATACCTTTTACTGGGGCAGATTCACCAAGGGGTATAGTGACTTCGTCTCCTTTTTGTTCAAAAGGTCTTGCAGTAGTAAAATAATCTTTCTGCCAT